ATCGTATTTTGCCGCAGTCATATTTTACTCCAGTGTATGTGCTTCATTGTACCATTTGCGGTTTAGCAGGGCAGTAATCCATAACCGAGGTTATTTTGTAATCCGTAATAGCTTCGCCTGTTTTATGCCCCATCCAAAAATATTCAATATCATTGTTCTCGCAATCTAGCCATGCCTGTTGCAAAGCACCTGCCGCTTCTTGCGCGTCATCATACGCACCGATAACAAATTCCATTGGAATGCCATCTTCATCTTCCTTTTCGGTGTAGCCTATTACCATCATTGTTAAACCCTTACATTCTGCTCGTGATAGAGCCAGACACTTCCTGTGCAGAAATTCCAGTAGGATAGCTCTGTATCTGAATCCGAAAATTTATCGCTTCTGACCTCTCCCCTATATTGGCTTTTATTGGAACATTAGCATAACTTGTGCCGCTCTTTGTGAACCAACTTGGAGATGTGGATTTTACGTCTACCCAAGCCCCTGCCGCAGATGTGCCATAAGGGTGATAGGTCAAATCTTCATGCGATCCACCAGATGCTGTTACCAACGGACTGCCATACTTGAACAGCAGAAAATAGGTTCTGTTATTTGTGGCATCGTAATAGCACCCCTCAATAGCGGCTAGGGTTGTCGGAGCAGTTGTTACTGAAACATAACCGAAAGTTCCAGAGGAGTTCGTGTAATCGCCAGTAGCATACACCCACTGAAAGTTAGACGCAGGGGTGCTTGAGTAATAGCAATCACCCATAAAGTAAGACGGAGAACTGGCAGGGACTTCAACTTGCAATTTAGCATTAACAGAATATTTGGTTACGGTAGACGATGCATTATAAATACTGAACTCGCATACGCACTCCAATGATCGGTTCTTGGAAATGCCTAGTTCTGTCGCGGGAGCACCTGCTAACGCCCATGTTGTATAGCTTGAAGTCGCTGATTGAATGTAATCATAATAAAACTGCGAGTGCTCCGTTACCGCACCGCTGAACTTGTTAGCCGTTACTGATTCAGCCTTTATCTGCGTACCTGTAATTGATCCGTCAATAACTGAATCCCCAGAGACAAGGTTGTTATCTTCAACCCAAGCTGTACCTGACAGGTTGTAATACCATACATGGGTTGCATCTGGCGTGGTGGATGTGTCGGTGGTTATCACAACATCCTTATCTTTAGGGTCGCGCCCTGCCGCTGTTGTAAACTCCCCCTCAGTGGGTGCGGCACTGCCAGACTTAGATAATCGGTAAATGCTTGGAACTTTCGGGGTGTAATCCGCAGGAGTTGCCGCGCTAGTACCCTCAAGGTACGCTGATTTAACGCCTCTTTCATTTACCGCTCGAACTCGAATATCTATCGCTGTGTTCGGGGGTAAATTCTTGATTTTGTGGTAAACATCACGCGAAACGTCAGAAGGAACTAAACTGCCCTTCGTTAGGTCTTGGGCGTAAACAGAGGACGCTGATGGCTTATAGTCTATTTCATAGTGATCTACAAACGCATCTAAACTCGCCGTCCAATCTATATCAATAATATTCTGAATTGAGCCGTCATCCATAACTGTAGATGAAGGCGTAATATTCAGCGCGGTAGGCGCGATACAGGTTGTTCCGTCATATAGCGTAGTCTCTGCACTAGTTGTAAAATCTACTTCATCCGTGGTCAGCCAATCATATGCCGCTGATGCGTTTTCTGTGGCTTCAATTTCAACATTTATACCGCCCTCGTTTGGCAGTAATCGGTAAGAGTCTACCTCAAATTCTTTCTCGTCATAGCCAAGTCGCGCATTCGTTACCTTCACGTTATCGCCAACCTTGTATTTCATCCCCTCCATATTCAAGGTCATTTTAATTTTTGCTTGTAGGCGAGACTTCAGCATTGTCAGCTTGGCAATCCTCTGCGCTCGCTTATTGTTCTTAGTCATTGGCAGATTCATGTCTAGGTAGATAATCTCTCCGTCTGCCCCCGCGTAAGCAGATGCCTTACCTGTGCCTGACCCTGCGCCCGTTGCCTTAAAGATGATGCCCTGTGTGTTCGCGCTTGCGCCTATCCCAGTCCAAACGGTACTGCCTACATCAGTTATGTAATAATAATCACCCGTAACGAAACTACCCGCGTCTGTCTTGCCAATCTGGGCGGGGTAATCAGCTAGGGTATAGTTTTCTTCCTCGCTAATGAACTGACCCTTAACAGCGTTATAGAGGTTTCTGCGACTCTGCCTAGTCACCAGTTGAATGGGGGCTACTAGCATTGATTCGGAGATAACAGTTGTTTGAGGCTCTGCGTGAGCGTATGCGTTAATGAAGAACTTACCAGAGGCATAATTACAAGCCCCGATCATACCAGTAAGTATCGTTTCAATATTGGACTTTATGCTTGCCTTAGTGTCTAGTACGCCGTCACAGGTGTAGCGTTTCTGAGTCACGCCAGAGCCTATCGAATTGATCTCCACATCTTCATCACAGATATTTGCTGAAGCGATCAAGGCAGTCTGATCAATATTTGCGGCATCCTCGCCTAACCCGTATTTATCATCCCTCATATAGTCATACAGGCACAGAGCAGGGTTATTGCTGTACTCCCAAGTTGACGAATTATCTATATCATGCCCCGCCTCTCTGGGGTCAAAAATCTTCTTGCCCTTAACTACGCATGAAATGTTTGGTACGCCGCTAGTCCATACGTCCTCGTTCCCTTCGTAATCAAATCGAGCATGGATATACGCTGTTCCCCACAAATCATGATCTGATGTCCATTCGCTTACCTCGGAGGTGAGAGTAGTCTCATTCCCGCCAGACGGTTTTAAGAAAAATTGCGCCGCTCCATCAAACTTTGCTACGAGTCCAGAGCTTGCGTCCCAAGCCTTCTCCTCGTTAAGATATATCTCGTCAATGCTTTCTATCGAGTGTCCTGCGAGAGCAATGACTATATGCAATAATTTGTTGTCAGCTTCTCCCACGGGGGTGCTAGAGCCTATAAATACACAAGTCCCTCCAATTCTGCACTCGCCGTATATTATTTTCCTAGTCCCTCTTGGGTCGCGGCTATTAAAGTTAATGCCAGTCATTGCCTCAATTGTTGGCGCATCCATCAGCGATCTACTAATGGCACTCAGAGCAGTGAATGCCGCAGTAACCGCCGCAAATGCCGCCCAATTTGCATAAACCCCAAAAGCAAGATTAGTAATACCACCTGCCGCTATAGTAGTACCAATCGCGCTTATTAATCCTGCTATTGCACTTGCCGCCATTTAGCTGCCTATATATTTAGAGTAAACGCGCTCAATTAAGTCAAAGCCCATACCTTCCATTAGCCTGTCGAACGGAAGATGCACCTTAGTGTTGATGTTAAGAAGTGAAACGCCATTATCAACGCACCACCTCTCTGCATATTTGATCAATTTATAGCCAGTCGCTCCACTACGCTTGTCTGGTCGAACAAATATAATATCGCAGATAGCAAACAAATGGTCTCTGTAGTGCATGGACGCTCCTACTGTAATTATGAAATACCCAACTAACTCGCCTTCGCTTCTAGCTGTAAAGAATTTCATTACACCTGCCGCATCAAGCCTTTCGTATTCTTCCCAGTTTGGGTTGAGTTTTATCTTCCCCTGATTGAGAGCGATCTGCTCCCAGTGCAATTCGATTAGAGGTTTAATATCTTCTCTAACGTCATGTAGCCGCTCAATAGAGAATTTCATTTTAGTTACTAGGCCAAGGTATATAAGGTATTGGCGCAGGGTGATATGCTGAACTGCCTCCACCTGCCATGCCCCATACAAGCTCTTGGTCTTGAATCTTAGCGACAAAATCAAAGCCCTTATCATCAGGGTATTCAATCTTTTGATCTTCCGCTGTGTACCTTCGCTCCTTGCTCTTTCCTAGCTTTATTAATTTGTTTTCTAACTGCACAGTGATAGTCGATGACTCACTGCCTATATCTATGCTCATAACGTCCATAAAGCCGCTGAATATTATTGTCGGGTCTGCCACTATGAACGGTGAACCTGCCCCTGCCGCAAAATGAACAGCCTCGTTAAACGCGCCCAATCTGATAATCGCCGTCCTTCCTTGATAATCTTCGTCACGAGCCTTCTGAACTAAATCGTCATTCAAGCCATTTAGCGTTACGGTAGCACCTTTAGCTCCTAGATCGCCGCTTTCTTCCGTTGGTGAAATTTTAAGCAAATCACCCACGCCTTGATAGGTCTCGCCATCCCATACCATATCGCCGAGACCCGAATGGATGTACAGCGTCCCACTGCTAAAGGCTAGGTCAACCAGAATAAAAGGGCGAACAATGCTGTTCTCGACTACGAGATCCATTGTGCCAGTTAATCTGCTCATCAGTATGCCTCAACGCAAGCGAACGAAAAGCTATTTAGCCCTGAAGCATCGGTAGACCACCCCACATCGTTAGATGCCATGCGCCACTTGCCAGTTGGCAGTGTAAAATCTAAGGTATCGTCTACTGAAACAGAGCCTCGCAAGGGCGGGTCAGTTTGAATTACGGATGTACCTGTGCTTTTATCTTCGAGAATAACGTAAAGCTGACCGTCTAGAGAGAAGTAGCTACCTGCCGCCGCCGCGCCGCCTTTCAGTTGTATTAACGTATCCCCTTTGCTTCCACCCGTTGCCACTTGAATAGGGTCTCCGTCAACGACTGTATTGTGTAGGGGGTGTCCCAGAGTGAACGTGCCGTATTGCCCTTTTAGTGACAATATAAAAGCTTCAACTGCCTTTGCTTCTGCGTATGTTAGCGGGGGCAGTGTAACTTCTGCCTCCCAACGCGCACCGCCAAAATCATGCACCTGCTGATCGAATGTAAATGGCGATTGGGAAATGGCAACCGCCCGTATTAGCCGCAAGGAGAAGTTGGTAATGCCTACCGATGGAAATGCTAGGGGGTATGATAACGCCATTCTATACTCCTACGAGTGCTTTTGAGTAACTGCCGCCTCTCATTCTAGCTTCTACAACAGCCCCCTTTGCCGCTTCTGATATCTGGGGCATTAGGTTAGCTATTTCAGCGCGGACTGTGCTTTGAACTCCAGTCGTTACGTTGATCGTCTGATTCACTACTACACCGCCGCCGCCCAGTTTGTTGTTCGGGACAATGCTTCCAGATTGGTTGGGCACGAATATTTCTTGACCGCGCTCTCCAACAAGGTAAGGGCTTCCCGCTTGCACAGAGCCGCCTATT